GCAAGCCCATGTATTACAGCCCACCCGGAAAGAAAGCCTTGAACAGATTGCCGGCGCCGTTTGCGATCGTGCCGAACTGCTGCGCCCCCGACATCTGGTTAGTCTGAGTGCCGCTTCCGCTCGATTGTGAGCCAAGACCAGCAATCGGAATGCCAAGCTGCGCCAGCATCCCAAGGTTCTGAACCGGGATACCAAGCCGCTGCGCTTCGGCAGCAAGCGTATTCGTGGCGCCGGAGTTTAGCGCATCCTGACCCGCGCCAATGGCAGACACGCCAGCCCCCTTATTTGCAACGCTCTGCTGGTTGAGGCCAGAGAGCAGCCCGCCAGTGGTATTGCCGGCGTTGTAGAGATTACCGGCCGCACCCTGCTGGTTCTGGACGTTCTGATTGTATTGCGACTGAATGACAGGAGCGAGGCCCTGTGTCAGGCCGCGCCCGAGCGCCATCGCATTAGCGCCGGAGAAATCACGACCAGCCGCTGCAAACGACCCATTCGTGTTGTTGGTGATGTCAGAGGTCAGCGTGTTGATAGCGTCCCTGAACCCTGGCGTGTTGTAGGGATTATAGTCCGTGTTTGAGGCAAGTGGGTTTGTCTGCGCCTGATACTGCTGATAGGCATTGTTAATGTTGCCGGCCTGATCCGTCGCGCCGCCGCCGCTCAAAAGATTCTGTGTGTAGCTCTGCACAGCGGGCGCATACTGGCCTACATTCGAACCATTCTGCTCAATCGTATTAAGCGCGTTCGTCTGCGTGCCGTTGATGCCGGTTTGTGGGAGAAGTCCGTTGATCTGCCCAAGGATGCCCGTAAGAGCGCCCTGCGCCGGCTGCCAAGGAGCAGTCGTAGAACTCTGCTGCTGCGTCGAGGAAGATTGACCGCCCATTAGATTAGTGCCTTTTCAAGAATGACGTGTTCGACGCGATATCCGTCAAGCACACGTTCCCAGCCCTTGCGTCCATAAATCCGCATGCGGGAACATCCTTCGTTCTCTGCGTATTTCTCAATCTGAGCGAATAGCGGAAGCCATTGCTCGCGGTCATGGCCCGCGCACGCCGTCAACACGCAAACCTTGTTGCGCGGCTTCACAAGCTGCGTCGTAGCAACTGCCATGATTTCGGAACCGGACCACGCTAGCCAAACAAGCTGCATGCCCGAAAGAACATCAGCCTCCAGATCATCAAAGCTGCTCAGTTCAGTTCGGTCTATCGCCGCTTTCAGCCGATCCCGCACATGCGGCCACATCTCGTCAATGCGTGCCGGATCAACGCAGATCAGGCTAACCAAGGACAGCCCAAAGGAAAGTTCTTCCGGTCGTGGCGCTGTTAGCGTGCGTGATCGTAAAGCTTCCGTTCGCAACAGTAGAAACGTACATTGTGCCGTTGCCGACCTCTGCCGCAGCGTTTGCTGTCGTCGGGGTCAGCATGATTGTTGACCCTGCCGCAATCGTTCCGGTTTGCGTTGGCGTGACCGTTGTTGTTGCCGCGCCAGTTGCGAGTGTAACCGTCCCCGTCGCATTCGACCGGCCCGCGCCCAATTGCTGGATTGAAAGGTTGATCTTCTTGAGATCAGTTTCAGCGATCGCAGGCAATAGAACGGTCATATGGAGCCGTTGGTGGTCACGTCAGGAACAATTCCAGCTGCAAATGTCCACATAGTCGCTGCTGGAATCCTTACCTTGAACCTTGAATAACGAGCGTCGCGCGTCATGTCGAAGCGACCAGTCCGGGAGTTAATCAGGACCTCATTGGTGTAAACAGGCGTAGCCTGCTGGGTATCACGGTAAAGTAGCGAGCCATAAGCCGTCATGGCATCTGTGACCGGACGGAATCCCCTGACCGTAATCCTCTGCTCGTCCGTGCCCTGCTCCGAGCTCTCCAGAGTCGCCTCAAGATTGGTCCCGGCAAAGAAGCCGAGCACATTCGAAGTATCGAACTGAGCGATTTGCGGCTGAACGGCGGTGGCGTAGGAATCTAGCGAAAGCGTTAAGGCATCGATAGACGACGAAATGGTGTCTAGGTTTTCCAGCGTCAAGCCAGTTTGCGAGATGCCGACCAGATATTCGCCCGTGACCGACAGCGGAAAAAACCGATCAAGCAAGTAATCATAGCCGAGGATCTTGTCATACCGCGCCGGGTTGACGCCGTTAGCCGAACGATAGGCCCAATAAACGCGGGTGGAGCGTGGATCAGCCGCCCCGATGAACAGTTCAAGATGCCCCTTATCGAGATCAGCCAGAAAGGTCCGGTCAACCTTCTCCCGGCCAATTTGCTCGGGGACGCCGCCCGGCATGATCTTATGGAAGCCCTGCCCGGCATAAAAGAAGATGATCTCACCGGCTCGAATGAGCGAGTACGGCGCATAAAGGCCCTTGTCCTGGGTGATGCGATCGATCTGAAATATGATCGGAGAGCCAGGCACATAGGACATGCGCCGGATCGCCTGGTCCTGGAAGATGATGCCGGACTCGCCGCCAGCCACACCGCGAACAATGCCCCCGTCAGGGAAATCCTGGAAGTCGCTCGAATTTACGCCGCTTGTCCATGTAGTCGTGGCGTTCAGGCCGGACCATTGGATGCGGTAGGGATTGGACAGGAGACCCGAGAGAACGAGGAAACGACCAACAACGGAGATATAGGCTGCCTGAGGTGGAGACCCGGCGCAATTCGCAAAGGCCGTCGAGGACGACAGATCAAACACCTGCAACACAGTGTTGGCCTGGGTCGCGAAGACAAGATTCCCGAACTGTGCAAATTGCCACTGAGCAGAGGAAGTCAGGGCCGAATACGTGCCTGCCCCGAGCGAAACATCTGTCCAGCTATAATCCGTGTTGTTGAGCTGGTAGAGCTTCGTTGAAGTACCAGCAAAGGTAATAACAGAACCATCAGATTTCAGCGCGTAGAAGGCACCTCGGCAAGCAGCAGGAAGCGCCTTCGTATAGGCCGAGAACGAAGGGAACGGGCCGTAGCCATCGCCACGCGGGGCCACGTTGAGAATGGCGTGGACGCTTGTCCCCTCATAGTCACTCGTATCGGGGCGCCAGTCTCCCCATTGCAGAAGCGACATTACGCACCAACCGGAAGGGCGAAAATAGACCCATAAGCCAACATCGCCGATCCGCTCGTCAGTGTATGGGTGGCCGTCAAGTAAACAGTCGTCGTGCTGCCCAGCACAAGATGTTTCGGAGCGGTCGGCTTGATAGCAGACTGCCCCGTAATATAGGTCACATGCTCGGCATTGGCTGAACCCGGAGATGTATCCAGGGTGCCAGAAGCCGTGCTGATCGAAACGTGCGTTTCGCTGTAAGCGGTCGTGCCCTGTGCAGCGAAAACAACGTTACCCCAAACAAGCCAGTTTCCCGCAGGGAGGCTGAACGAAATGATATCCGTAACGACACCGCTGCTCAGCGTAAGGAAGCTTGCAGAAACACGGTCAGCTTGTTGGAACGTATTGCCGCCCGTTACTGCGGTTGTGACAAACGCGGTCGAGGCAAGCTGAGTAGTGTTAGTCCCGACAGCCGCGGTTGGAGCGGTCGGAGTGCCGGTGAGCGCAGGCGAATTCGCGAAGACATTAGCACCCGTGCCAGTCTCATCGGTCATAGCAGCCGCTAGATTGGCGCTGCTTGGTGTAGCAAGAAAAGTGGAAACGCCGGAAGCAAGACCGGTAATTCCGGTAGCGACTGGAAGCCCTGTGGCATTCCCCAACGTGATAGTCGGGGCTGTCGCTCTGACCATGGCTCCAGTCCCGGTCTGAGCGCCTCCGGTGATATTGTCAGCGTTCGTTGTATCGAGGTTTGGAACATTCTCCAGCCCGGTCACGACATGGTTTTGATTCCAGTCGTAAAGGTCAACTTCCGCATTGACGTTCTGCGTTCCGCTTGAAACCTTGGAATGCGTGATAATTGGGGTTGCCATCAGCTTTCAGGCGTCCAGGTTTCGACTTGTTTGGTCTTCGCAGCCCACGAACCCGCAAGCGAGCCAGTGTCAAAATCAGGCGTGTTGGAGAATCCGGCGGGGTCGAAGCTGCGAATGGTCGTTTCGTTCGTCCATGTCTCAACCTGGTTGGCAGCAGGCGTCCATGTCGTCACGGCGTCACTCCCGTAATCCGCATTGCCATCGGGCCAGAGTTGAACGTCGAAGTCATCCCAAGGCTATTGAGGCCATCCAAAGCAGAGGACAGCCCCAGCGCCCATGTCTGGATACGACCATCTTCCTTGATGTACGGGGCGGATTCCAGAAGTGCGCCGTAGAGGTAAATATCGGGAGCGAGCAACAGCAGCCAATTGGTAGAATTGCTCGCTAGCGCAGGGATATTCTGCCGATAGACCATTTCAATGGTGTAATTCGCATCCGGTGTTGGGGCCAATTCGATCTCTGACCCGAAGATCGAGAAAAATAGCGGTTGCCCCGTCACGTCGCCAGACATTGTGCGGTACTCGTCAAGCTGAGCTCCCGACTTGAAATCAAGATGAGGCTTACCGCTTACGCTGGACAATCTGATGCGCCGCATAGACTGGAAATCGGATGGCAGAGAAATGAACTCGGGCTCGGTTGACGTGGTGTCAACGGTTGTCGTTGATCTCACTTCCATCTGCCTGACATAGAGCGAACGATTCATCTTGGCTTCAAAAAGCTGGATGAACGTTGGAATACGAGCAATC